ATGATTGATGATAGACAAGACAGTTTATCAGTTTCTTTAATCAGTAATGGGTTCTCTCAATTAGAAGCAACAGTCACTTCTTATGTTTCTCAAACTGGATTATTAACTTTGTCTTTATTTAATCAAGGTTATGATACTAAGACAGCATTAGATAAAATGTCTGGACAATATATGATTTACAATGAAAAACTAAATGGTAGGATTACAAATCTCAAACAGGAAAAGGTTGATGGTGCTACCATTATGAATGTTAGCGGTGCTGATAAACTCAAAGAATTACTTGACCCAATTATCGAAAAGAATACATTATTCTCAAAGGATATTGTTTATTCAACAAATAGCCCATATAATAAATTAACAGCAATGGGAGTAAATGCAATAACTAATTTTAGTTCTGTGGTTTTAGGATTATCGTCATCACATTCTCTATCAGTAGGTGATAAAATTTATACTAAATCCCCAAGCGGTGCTATCTTATTTTTGGGAGTAATTACATCGGGAAGCGGAACTTCGTATAATTTTGTAGATTTTGCAAGAGCAAAAGCCGCAACTTGGCCGGTGTATAAAGTATCAACCAAATATACTGTATTTAATAAAGCATTATCTTCTAATTCATTTGTTTCTTCTGCTACTAGTCTTTATGGTACTGCTAACAAAGGGCTTTTCTTTGAAAGTGGCTCTACATTAGTTAATGGAGAAGAAATCGAACCTCTTCCACTTTCTTCCATAAATACAACTAATTCAAATGCAAGAGGTTATTACTTAAGTGAAGCAAAAAATTTAAAATCAGATAACTTATTTCAAGCAAGATTAGATGATAATGCTTCTAGTAAATCTTATGCCACTTTTGATACAGTTAATACTTTAATAGATTTTAATATTCTTTCAATTCAAGAAGTTGATGGAAATCAAGTTGTTGAAATCGCTCCACACATTCCACTATCATTAGGAAGAGTGGATATTAATTATGCAAACACCCAAGATACTACCTTTACTTCTCTAGGAACTGTTTCAACAGGAATGACAGGACAAAGATATATTAAAATGACAGTTTCTTCTTCCGAAACAGATGGTGCTATTCCAAAAGTTTTATCAACGGATTCCAAACCGAGAAGGCATCATGGAAAACCTATCTACATTGATAGTGTATTTGTTGGTTTTATTACTATGGCAGTTTTACAAAGTAATGGTACAGATGTTTATGTCTATGTTGATAGAGAAGTAGATAGCCCAATAAATAAAACAGTGTCAGTATTGACAGATTACAATACTTCTAGTGTTTCGGAAAGTAGTAAATTAACACATGAATTGTCTTTACTAAATGGTGCTCACCTACACGGAGGAAAAGTAATAGCACTATTAAATTCAGTTAGAGGAAATTCAAGTGAACCTTTACCTTTAGATTTCCCATTGCTTTACAGTGCTGGTGATTATGCTTCTAGTAATTCTGAAAGATTCGGAAGTCCATATTATAGAATTATGAATATCGAAAAAGGTAATGTTTCTCCAATTAAGCCAACATTTACTACTGTTAGTGATACCACCGGTGGGATTTATGAAAAAGAATCTTCAAAAATACCTTACTATGCTTCCTCTTACAAATTTAACCCTGCATTTTATATTGATAGTGGATTAAAAAATGAAATTGTTGGCACTGATAGATTTGATACTGAAGGGTGGAAACACACCTTATTAGAAAGTCGTGGCCTTTATCCTCCTAGTGGTTCTAACTTTTTTGATGTTCAAGTTTTAAAAGATAGTGGTGAAGTTCCCTTTACTAACTTTCACTTTGAACCAAGAACGCACCATGAGAATAGTGAAAGCACTTCAGATAAATTTAACAATTTAAACATTAAACATGAAAAAACACCATTTGCGATAAAAGATTTACTTTGGCAACCAGATTCAAAAGTTGCAAGAATGTTTTTGTTTTTAAATTCTGACTTAGACCTATATTCCTCAGTTAGAAAGGATAGCCTATTATATTCTGGACAAACTAGGGATATTTCTAAATATAACTTATTTGCCCTATCCGATGCCAGCGAAATAAATTCTTTTGATGCTAAGGATAATGTTGGTTTAGCCACAAAAAGACTTTCGTTTAAAGATGGTAATTATTCATCTTCTTCAATTATTTCCAGTGAAAAAACACTTTCGTCGCTAAATCGTTTTGGGATGATGCGATTAACAGAACTTTGTTTTGATTGGGCCTTTAATCAATTCGACCCAGAAAATCCGCCAGACAAGAGAGAAGTCTTACCTTTGATGGAATACTATTCTCATGTTCACGCTGTAAATTTAGGAACACTACACGGCACTCAAAACGCAAATAAAACTAAATTAACATTTACAGGAAATGTGACAGTTGCAGCAGGTGATTTACTTTTAGATAAACACGGTAGGTTTATTGGAATTGTTAATTCTGGTGTGACAGCAAGCGTAGTTGATTTGGTCGAGAATAGATATAATACTGATGGTATTTCGCAAATTACTAGCACAAATGCAGTATATAGATTAAATTCTACAAATATAACAAAACTTAGTGGTTCGGGAACAATAGACTCAATTATTGAAAGACACCAAGACCTCAATATGCATAAAGGTGCTGTATTTAATAGAGTCGCCACTGTTGATAATAATGGTGAAGGCTATGGAAGAGAACAATGGTACGCCAGATTCGGTAGTCATTTTCTTGGTGTTTCCGGCGTAGATGCTACTAGAAAACACAATGTTATGTTGCCGGTCAACATTCAAGGAAATTCAGTTATTGCTACTTCCGAAACAGGAGCGACAATGCACTCTTCACAAATAATGGAAATAATTGGTAGTTTAAATATAGTGACAGGAGTTGATGTTGCCAGTGGAAATTCTCTATTTATGAAGTATTGGCTACCTGTATTTTTAGATAGGTATTCTATTGAAGATGGAACACAATTAGTTTCTTCTGGAATGGTCGGTGCACACATAACAGCAACAACGAAAAGATTTGATAATTCTGGCGCAGAAGCCGCAACTTATGGAGCAATAGGTCATACTTTAAATTCTAATTTTGTTGTTAGTGAAACAGAAGGAGGAACTGCAATAGCAGGAGCAGATTTAGATAAACTAGGTGATGGAGCATTCTTAGGATTTAAACCAAGATTATATATTGCTGGTAGTGCAACATCAAATGCTGCTTCCGTAGGTAATCAAACTATATACAGATATAACATAGCCGCATCGGGACAACATAAATGGTTAAGTCATGTCAATTTGACTGGTACTTATTTACCCGTTCAACCAAGATATTTAAATAATGGAACACAACAAACTTTATCTTCGCTTATTCAAGGACACGACGATGCTGGAATAACATCATTAGCCTATTGTATCTCACATGAAATAGACCATAGTAATAGTACAGAAACCCATATTTTAACATTTGATGCTGAACTTATGGCTGGTGGTTATCATAGAATAATGCAACCTAACCATACCTGCACCTATGATTTTACTCCAAAAATGCTAAAATTAAATACTCTTTCTTCTCGATATACTAAAATGCCCTATGAAAATAAAACATACGAAAATATAAACAATTATTCACTTAAAAACGCAAAGGGTTCAAGGGAGTTAGAAGGAAATAATGAAGGAGTTATGTCTATGTATGTTCTCATTGATGTTGAAAACTTATCTTCACAAAAAAGAAATATAGTTCCTTCTTCTAACCTTTCAACTCTTCTTAATGGTAAGGATGGCAAATACTGTATTAGTGATGGTGATATGATATATAGGGCAAATCTTACTTACGAACACACCGGCCCTACTGCAACACTAGAGCAAAAAATACAATTTGATATTATTAAAGAAACTCTTGGTGTAGTTTCAGTTTCGGAAATTACATCAATTACGGTTGGTGGAGAGTCACCAATTGACACCAATTCAAAAAGAGCCATGATTGGTTCTGTCGTTAGTATTTGTCAAGAAGCCGACGACCTCATAGAAGAATTGCTTGAAGAACAGGACACGCCATTTACTATTACAAAAGAAACCTATCCTCTTTTCGTTGCTCCTAACTTCGACGGCATCAGTATCTTTGAAGCAATTAACTTCTTGTTAAGAAAGAAAGAACAGACCTTAATACAAAAGAATGAAACCTTTGAAATAAAACCAAAGGATTCATCTGGCTTTTACAATGACCTACTCATTAGCGACAACGGCGATATTAGAATCTATGAATACGAAGTGTTAGATAGCACATTTGAAGAATATAATGAAATCATAGTCAATGGTAAATCTCACAAATCTAAGAAACAAGACCTAAAAAGCGTTAAGAAGGTAGGAAGAAAAACACTCAAGGTCTTTGAAAGAAAACTAACAACTCAAGAAGAAGTCGATACAAGAACAAAGGAACTTCTCATTTTACATAAAGGTGACAATAAAAAACTTAGAATTAAAATAGGACATAATAACATAAGCCAAATAAAAGTTGGAGATGTTGTCAATGTGGAAGTTAAGCAAGAAAACATTCCTAGAAACCAATACATAGTTTTAGAAATTACTCACTTAATTACTGGATTGCTTCAATTAGAGTTAGGCAAATACAGCAAACAGTTAGAAGATAGGTTTTCCGAACTTACTGTTGATGTTGATACTGCTCAAACTTTACAGAACACAAAAAGCAACGAACAATCAATCTCTCTTGGGTTCTTAGATACCGTTAAAATTAAACCATTAAGGCTATTAGTGCGTAAAAGAACAACAACTGGTTCAATGACCCTTGGCTTCACGACAGCATTAAATACCGGAACCGCCGAACTTGGATTTACAGGTGGGGCTTCAATCGTCTATACTGACTTAGTGGAGGAAGAATTTTGATAACTGACCTATTACGAGATAAAATTGCAGAATACATAGTAAGAATTGTAAATACTGCGGCTGAAGGAGATTTAGGATTAGGTGGTAATTCAACAAGTCCTGCCGCAACTACTTTAGATGTTCCTTTGAGCATAAGCACTTCACAATATATTGCAACTCGCTCTATTAATAATGTAGTTGAAATCAAATTAAAAGTGGAAGGCTCAAACATTACAGGTAAAGTTATTCGAGAAGCCAGTTTTGGAGCAAACGAAAATAATTTTATAAGCGATGGTAATGATGATTTTATGTTAGCAAGAGTAGCATTTGAAGGAGTTGGCCCGTTTGCGTCAAATGAACAATTAGAGATATTTTTAATGTTAGAGGTGGAATAAAATGGTAGAAAATAACCCGCACAAGATTTCAACAATGGGAACTGCTGATGGTAGTTCCTTAGCAGCAATTACAGACGCTTCTGACTTTCCCCATACAGGTTTAATTAAAGGTCTTTCTTTAATGGCAAGGCAAAACATTGTTGTAAAAGGTTCAAATAATTCAGCAACGCATGATTTTAACATTACACAGGCTGGTAGTGGTAATGTTATCCAAGTTGCTCAAGGAAGTTATTTGAGAGATGGTAAGTTATTTACTGCGGGTGCGGCTAATTTTACTATTGGTACAACAAGTAATGATACTAGTTTATTAGCCCATTCTGAATTTGATGCAGGTTATCATTTATTAGTTATTGATTCTACTAATACTATTAAAATTAGACAACCAACA